CTTCTGGTAATGATTAAATAATGTTGATGTTTATATACATCTTCTTTTTCTAGTTTATACTCTTTGTATAACTCTGTTAATTTTTCTTTGTTCATATTATTTGTTTTTGTTGTTAATTTCGTTTTTTGCTTCTAAAAATTCGACATTAATTTCGTTTTGTGCTTCTAAAAATTCAACTCTTTTTTCTAATGCTTTTATCCTAGCGTTTAAATAATCCATTGTACCGTATGAGGCTGCTCTGTTTACATCTTCTGAATAAGTCATATTATATCTCGTTAAATAATTCGTAAGGGCTGTCTATGTTTAACAAGAACCTTAAATCTGTCACTAATCCGTAAGGCATATCCCGTACAAACTCATAAATTTCTAATTGCTCTACTGCATAACCAACTAAATCTGGGTGCTTAACATTTCCTGTTTCTAATTTGTCTTTGTACTGTGGTTTTAATTTTTCAAATAAATTCATAATGTTTTGTTTTAATTGTTCTATGCAAATATAAAACAAATAATTCAATAAAAAAAATTATAAATAAAAAAAAATAGTTTTAAACAAAAAAAACCACCCTTTTGAGGTGGCTTGATTTGGCTGATTAGCCTATATTAAAACAAAAACAATACCCTACAAAGATACATTAAGTATCTAGTTGTTTAATTAACATTTCGTATTTTTCTATTAACATTTCTAAATCTGTATTATCTAGTTTTACAGTTTTATTTGCTTCAATGTGTAGTTCTTCTGCTAAACCATCATAATAAGTAATATCTAAATTCTTTGCAAACTTGTATTGTTCACCATATCTAAACACATTGCACCCTGCACATTGAACTTGGCAATTTAATTCGTGCCACCTTGTAGAATAATGTTTACGACTTTGAAAATGTCCGTTTTGTAATTTCTTCCAATGGTCTTTTTTGCCACAAGTGAAACATTCCGCTATATCATCAACAGCTTTTCTACGTCTTATATAAATACTAAAAACTGTATCTAATTTATCTACTAACTTTTTACGTTTTGTTTTTTTTGCCATTTGATTAGTTCCCCTAAGTCTTATATTTTATTTAACTTTTTATATCTATTTATTTTGTATTTGTTTTTTTTGCCTTTAAGGGCAACAAAACATTTGACTAAATATCTAGTTTTAATAAAAAATTCAAAGTTATATATTTTATTTTGAAAAAAAAAGAAAAAAGCTATTTATTTTATAAACTAATAACTAAATAGTTATGCTTTTAGGTTATTAAGATAACTAATAGTTATTTTTTAAAATGCTTTGTAATCTTTTCAGCCGAACGCATACCAAAATAACCACCATAAACCAAAAGTAATAAAGAACTAAGCAAATCAATCCATTCTGGGGCTATTTTAAAGCCGTCTAATGAACTATCTAATATGATATATACAAATAGTGTAGCGGTTAAAAAAGCTAATGTTAAAGGTCTTATATTGCGTGTTAAATAGCTATCTGTATTATTATCTGAAACCCACCGCTTAGTGGTTTCTTGCATTTCTATTTTATCAAAATTTAATTCTTCTAATAAAAGTTGCTTATCCGTTTCGCTTAGTCTTTCATCTGCTCCAATTTTAGAAGCTAAAACCTCTAAGGCTTCAATCCCTGTAACGTTAGAAGCTATTTTTAATAGTTCTGGTGCTACTTCTTTCCCTTGCTTTAATAACCACCGTAAAGCATCGCCCACCCTTGTAGTTCCGTTTTGTTCTTTGTATTTAGGCATTATTCCAACGTGCTTTAATTTTTCTAATATCGTAATGTGTAAAAGTTTTATACATTCCTAAACCGCCTTGTAGTATCTCGCCAGATAACATAAGGTCATCTAAATAATCATAGGTATCTAAAACAGGGTCAAGTCCTTGTATAACAATATCAGCAGCTTTACCTAATAAGTGTTGAGAGTTTTTAGAACCTTTAACTGCATCTGAACTATTATGTGCTTCACACCGATAACCGCTATTTATAGTTATAGGCATAGCAACGTTATCTCTAACATATTGTAATTGGTTTGCTAATTTAGTAATATTTACTAAAACATCTTCTGGCATTTCGCAACCGCATTTACAATCAAATTCACTTTTTTTAAAGTTTTTTGTCATTTTTTATTTATATGAGTTTCATATATTTTCTGTGCTGTATATCCTATTGAAAGTAATAACAAAACAATTTTTAATCCGTTTTCAACTTGCGTAAAGCTAACCCCAAAAGTGATAGCATTTAATATTCCTATTTTCAAATCTTGTACTGTCATTACATTTTGTTTTCTAAATACGAAATACCTGCAAATTTATGCATTCCCTCGCTCTCTAAATCTACGCTATAAGTTTTCCAACCGTATGGATGTGATTCTAAACCATTCCAAGCAACGTCAATGTGGTATTTATCACTTAAAACAGGTGCTTTAATTTCTTCTAAATTCTCATCATATTCCCCCTGCTCTAAAACTATATTACCTAATAAAACAATAGCGTGTTTATGTGTTGGGTATTCGTTACCTTCAAAATCAGAATCAAGCCCTAAATCTTTTATTTTATCTAAGGCTTGCTCTTCATTTTTAAATTGGTATTTTCCTATTTTCATATTATTTTTTATCCTCTTCTGGAGTTTTAATTTCATCAGATTCCCAAGGGATTCCTTCTTGTGTTATTGGCTTTTCGATAGCTTCTTTCATTGCTTCGCATTCAGTATCAACTAAAGCCTCAGTTTCAGAAACTAACTCAGAACCTAACGAATCCTTAACCCAACCAATAACCAAATCTTCTGTTAAATCCTCATAAGGAATAAAATCTGTTGTTGATTCTGTAAATTCAGTTTTAAAAACTCTTCTGGAATATCCTGCTCCATCGGTTTTTTCATACGCTGATATTGTTTCCACAACAAAACCATCGTTTGACTTATGTGTCATATTTAATACTTTCCAACTCATAACTTATTTTTTTTTATTTATGTTAATCTTACTTTTAAATCGTTATTGTGCCTGTATAATCCACCAATCGGAACACCACCTGCTGCTGCATCAACGTCATTTGCATAACTATTAGAACCTGGCAAGTCTTTTATTACTACCGTTCCATTATATAAAATCTCTAAACTGTTGGAAAAGTTTCCGTTTCTACCGTTGCCAATTATAAATTGTGCATCAGGATTAGATACATTTTCTGTTCCAATCACTGTTTGTTCGGTAGAATCGGCAATACACCTATACCCAAAAGCCTGTGAGCGGTATCCGTTAGCCTGAGAATATGCTCCAACTGATGTTGTTCTGTCACCAGTAGCCTTAGCCTCATATCCAAAGGCATTAGATGTAGTTCCTGTTGCCCTTGAAGCCCCACCTACACTAAGACTAAATAAACCAGTAGCCCAAGCACTCACCCCAAAAGCAGTTGAACTTTGTTGTGTAGCTTTACAACTATTCCCAACGGCTATTCCAGAATTTCCTGTGGCTTCATTATAAGCACCAATCGCAATAGTGTTAAAAGTAGCTCCTGTCGAAGTATTATCATAACCAATAGAAACTGCTTGTTGTGAAGTAATTGCATTATCTAAACCAAGAACAATTGAATTAGCTCCCGTACAATTGTTATTGTTTCCTATGGCTGTTGAATTTGATGCATTTATTGTATTTTGCCGACCATAAGCGTAAGATTGGTTTGTTGTAACAGTATTAATGTGACCGATTGAAGCTGAATTACTTCCACTTACGGTGTTAGATGAACCAATTCCAACAGATGCATAACCACTTACAGTACCACCCATACCTGCTGCAAATGAAGAATTCCCAGTTGCTTGCACATTAAAACCAATAGCTGTCGAGTTATAATCACTAGAAAGGCTACCTTTACCAATTGCTACGGATTCATCACCAGTAGCACCTCTGTTTTGTTGGTAGTCTTGTATTGTTAAATCAATAGCGTTACTTCCAATATTCCCATAATAATTAACAAAATTTTCATTGTAAATTCTATAACCTGTTTTTCCGCTTTCTGTTATTTGTTTTACCTTGCCATCATTATTATATTTACCTGTAATTGGGTCATATAAAGTTTCCCCATTCGCAACCAAAGGAATACTATTTAAATAAATTTTGTCATTAACGGTTAAAATTGCATTTACAGTATCTGTACCATTACCAGTAAAATTAATTCCGCTTTCTGTTACATATAAAACACCTAATGTTGTAGTAAAATTTAAAACAGAATTTGAATTTAATATAGCATTTAGGTTGTCTCCGCCCCATTGATTCCACCCCTCAGCAACCATTAAGGAAGTAGAGCCTAAGTCACCGTTAAAATTAATACTTCCAAACCCACTAACCCCTGTGACGGTCACAGATGGAGTTGTGTAATTACCGTTCAAACTTTGTAAAAGTAAAACATCACCCGAACCAACTAAAGATTCCCCATTAGCATCTGTATATATTTCACCACTTGAACCAAAGTTCGACCAGTCATTTACTAGCATTGCGGTTGGTGTACCTAAATTCACACTACTAACTATACCTTGAGATTCGGGTGTTAAAAAAGCAACCGAGCCACTTAAATTTGCAGGGTCAATCCTTACGTTTTCTGAACCGTCATAACCCACAACAAAATCAACATCTGTTGGGTCGGTCTTTAAATTAAATTCACTAAATTTTTTGTTTGCCATTTTGTTATTTTTATTCGATTATTAAATTGTCATTGTTTTCAGCTAAAAGAAATTCTCCATTTTCTGAAATTATAAAATCTCCGATAGGAACGTCTCCACAGTCTGGAAAATTAGGTACACTAAACTTGTTACTTTCATCACCCCACCAAGATTTACAATATATTTCGTTTGCCATTTTTTTATTATTTTGTTAATTTTATCGCTTCTGCTTCTGTTAGTACTCTGTCGTAATATCTCACACCATTAACTTCACCTTGAAAAGTCCTACTCCCGTTATTATTTTCGTCAAATGATATATTGCTTAAATTTAAAGGTATCGGTAAAAACAGTGCTTCGTGTACTTTAGCACCATTTACATAAAATTTTATTTCGTTATCTTTTAAAGTACAAGCGATTTTATTCCTTGCATCATAATCAACACTAAAATATTTAATAGTAGTTACCGAATTACCTCTTATAGAATATAAAATTATGGTTGTATCATTTGTTTGAGTTGAAAACAAAAACCTATTTGTTGCGGAATTATCATTAAAAGAAATTCTGCTATCTGTTGTCTTTGTTTTATAAATCTTATTTAAGTCAATAAAAAAAGTATTTTCTTTATTGTTTAAAAGTTGTGAATCGCCTGCGTTATTGCAAATATCTTTTAACCTTGTTACGGCACTTGCTTCTGTTTTTATATAGCTTGTTGCGTAAGAACCCGCCTCAAGCTGCCCCCCCCACACTAGAACATCAATACTTTCATCAGAACCATTATTAGGAAACGAACCTAAAAATAAATATGAGTTTTGTCCGCTTGTGGAACTTCCTTGAAATTCAATTCTTTGCCATTCATTATTTATCGTATAAGATGTTACAGGTGTATTTCTTCCGTAAACTATAACATTTTCCGTATTACCTGTATTACTCTTTAAATAAACAGAACCTGCATAATCTCCTGTTATGCTTGTTGTAGATAGTTGTATTAGCGAGTAATTGCTACCTGTTGCAGTTGCTTGGAGTCTTGTTGCTGTTTGTGTTCCATCTGGTGCTATTGAGTAGTTTTGCGTTTTTGTAATTGATTGGCTGCCCGAAACATTCCCCCATTGACTTGCATCATTGCTATTTGTTGCGTAATTCGTTCTTTGTGGCTCTAATAATAAACTAGGACAATCGCTATTTAACCAGTTTAATTTTGGTGCGTTATTACTAACCGTTTCAATTAAGCCGTTTTTATTAACTCTTGACGATTCCGAACTCCTATTGAAATCGAAATCCCCTACACCATCAACAGGTAGAATTGAGTAAACTTTTCCGCTTTTATACCCGCTTGGTATTAATGCTAATTTAGGATTTTCCATAATTATTTTGTTTGATATATTGCTTATTTAAGTTTTGACTATCTTTTCTTAAATAACTCATCAACTTATTCAAGTTTTTTTTCTTTACTTTATACTTCATAAAACCCAACCATTAAAAACAGTGTCAGTGTCTGGGCTTATATCATTGTCACTATTGCTTGTGTATTCTGGAAATTTAGAATCGTTAAAACATAAATAATCTACTAATCTAGTTGAATAATAATTAGCGTATTCCCTCGCCTTACCTACTAAATAATCAACTTCGTTTTTATTAACGTTTTCAGCCGTTTCGCTTGAATGCTTAAACACTCCCCCATTCTTTATTTGATAGGCTGCAAATGGAATATAATTAACTTGTGCAAACCATATAAGTGTCGGCTGTATATAATCGCTTACAAGGGCTAAATAGTCACCTGATAAAGTACTGTTTTCAATGTCCGTACTTATTCTGTTGTATAAATCCGTTCCCAGTAGGTTTTGTATGTCAATTTCTTGACCTAATTTTATAAATTGTATAAACTTATCGGTATCTACATTCCCATCTAAGATAGAATTGCGTACTAAGTCAGTTCTTGATATAAATAATGCTGTTGCCATTTAGTTTTTGAATTTCATTTTGTTCCAATATTCGGCTGTATAACCTTTATACTTCATATCCTTTGGTGCTACTGGTACTTTTTGAGCGTTTTTCGGCATTTTAAATCCTTTGCTTTTAGCTTGTCCGCTTGTTATTTGGCTTTTTTTATCTCCTTTAATTTGATAGGTTTTTCTAAACCATTTATGATTGCATCTTGCACCGCCTTTATATAACCATATAGAATAAGTATCAGCACCGCCTTTTCCAAAACCGCTATTCACCGCCTTGTTTCCCATTGCCACAATATCCTCTTTGCGATAAACTTTTTTAGCACCTACCATTTTAGAACAAAATTTACGACTGTTTGCTCCTGCTTTTTCTGGTGCATAGCTGTAACGTACTAAAAATTCAACCCCTTTTTGGCTTTCCTGTTTTGACTTGCCATCTTGTGTGCTTTTTGCGTTTGGTTTTGCATTTCCTGTGCTTACAAAATTCCATATTTTAGACAACGTGGTTTCTTCTTGCTCTGGTTCAGTGTTTAAGTCTGTTATAACTTCGTCAAGTTCATCGTTTAGTTCATAATCAACCTCGCTCTCATCTACTAAGTCATACTCAGATAATAGTTCATCTTCATTTTGCCCTAAGTCAATTAATTCATCAGCGATATTACTTCCCAACTCATCTGGTAATTCTTGGCTAAGTTTAACCCCTGTTTCTTCTTCTCTTGTTTCGGCATCTTCAACGTTTTCTAAGTCTGTAAATTCTAACGGTTGAAGCGTTTTAAAGTATAATTTAAGGTTTATTTGATTGAATGCTAATATACTATCAAAAGCATCAATTAAAAGCATCTGAAACGGTCTTATAACGGTGTTATCCATTAAGGTGCTTGCAGTTTTTAATTCTTCTGCATTATTACCCAGTCCAGAACTATCTTTAATTCCCAAAAGCATAGGTGAAACAACCCTATGAGATACCATTACTTTCTTAGAACTTTCATCACTTAAAAATTGGTATTGTTGATGTGCTTCGCTTAATTGTATTGGTTCAATAGTTGCAGCACTTTCAGGATTATCATTAAAAGCTAAAATAAATTTGCCTGCATTACTAGAACCGCTAAACTTAGAGTAAATACGGTTTTCTAAGGCTTGGCGTTCTTCTGCATTTGGTGTACCGTTGTTAAAATTAATCAACATTGACGGTGCTAAACCATTCAAAATATTGTTTAAATGATAATTACTTATTTCCTGCTCTAGTTCGGCATATTGTAAACCCCCTGCATAGTCTGGACTAGAATAGTATTTATAACCTGCTCTGTAAGGCTTAACATATATAATCTCAATATTTTCTTTACTGCTACCAAAAGCAGGGATTCTTGTAGTATCATCTACTTTTTTAACTTTGCTCCAATCGTCAGAATAAAAATACCCTTGAATCTCTCCTTTTTCGTTGCATTTTTCAGCTCTTAGATTTTCAATTGGAATGTGTTCAACTTGTGCGATTGTTTTTCTATCCTTAGAGTAAATAACTTGCATTGAACATTGACCCATTAATTTAAGGTCATAGCATAATTTACGAACCATCTCTTTATGGAACAAAGAAATCATTTTAGCGTATTGGTCTGGCTTTTTATTTGAATTTAAAGCATCTAACCCACGCCCATATATCATCTCGCTAATTCCGTTTATAATAGCGTTATTTGTTGGGCTGCCATTATAACGGTCAATTAAATACTTAAAATAATTATTATCAGCACCATAAGAAACCCAATCTTTGTTTGATTTCTCAACAATGTCTGGCGTTGTGTAGGTGCTTAAATTTACTATTCTTAAATCATTCATATTTATATTATTATAAATTCGTTATCCGAACTTTCTTCACTTATATATTGGTTTTTATTAACGCTGTAATATTCATCATTATTTTGGTTAATAGCTTGGTCGGTGCAAAAAATCTTATCTTTATAAATTATATTGTTTAAATAACTAACTTCTAATATATAAAAATCGCTTTCAGTTAAAGCACCAAAAACCGCATCAAATGAAATATAATTACCATCAATAACCGATGTAGCATTAACTGTAATACTTTTATTTGTACTTTCGCTAGTCAATTTTAAGTTCAAAGTGCCTACCGTAAATTCTCTAGGAATTATTTTAAAGGTTTTGTTTCCGCTTGTGTTAATTAACTTCATATTAATATATAAATAAAAAACAAATATTTTGTATTGTGTAGATATAAAAAAAGGGCTATCCGTTAAGATAACCCCATTTTACAAGTTAAAGTAATAATTATGCAGTTGGGTCAATTTGAGTATCAGAAGCATCGGCAGTAATTACAACAGGCGTTACAAAGTAAGGCGGTGCTGTTTCTTGTGCGTTCACCGTTAATGTATATCCTGTTAAATCTCCCATTGCAGCTCCCGTAACGATTGTACCACCATTAACATCGCCACCATTTTCAAGTCCTACTAGAAAGAAATTACCGTTATAATCTTCAACTGCAACGTGTGGACGTGCGTGAGCGATTAATTTAAGTTCTTCCTGTGTAGCTTTATCTTGAAAAGTTAAAGTCATATTAAGTGTAGTGTCGTAAAAAGTTGTTCCGTTTTCTCTGCTTGAAGTAATTGCAGTTTCCATTGAACTGTTCCCTTTTACATCAAATTGATACCAGTTTGTCGCACCAGATAAACTCGTAATTTCTCCTGCTACGATTGTTGCATCCCCGATAGTTCCGTAATCTGCAAAGTAAATAGTTTTAATACCACCTACTGCTGATTTACAAGGCACTTTACGACCGCTTGTTATTGAGCATCCCATATTTTTAAAGTTTTTTTAAATAAAAAAGGGTAGGCAGAACCCACCCCTTTAAATTTGATTAATTAATTATTATACTGTTTTTCTGAAAACGATATCAGTAACCTGTGCGTACTGAACCCCTGCTGTAAATCTCATTACAACACGAACGTTTTGAGAGCCATCATTTTCAGCCATATCAATTACCCGTACTTCGTTCAAGTCATTTAATAAACCAGTTCCAAAGAATAAGTTTGATTTTTCAGCTGCAATAATAGTTCCTGCTGCTGCTCCTCTGATTGCAACCACTGGAATACCATCAAAGAATAAAGAACCTAAAGACTGATTATTCCCTTTGTTTTCGTATCCGTTTGCACCTTCGCCACCAGATTGGAAACCACCTAAAGCACGAGTATAAGCACGAACAACATCAGATGCAGCATAAAGATATAAATCTTCTGAACCATAAACGGCTGTAGGAATTGCATCTACGACAGCTCCTAATTCAGCTAATACATTTGCAGATGTAATCGCTGCCCCTGTTAAATCTTGTCCTAATGGTAAATTTGCGTCTGCATCTAATTTAGTTGCAAATCCATCAAACTGTCCGCTTGTTAAAGTTGAACCACTCCAGATATTTTTTTCTGTTCTGTCTGCTACTTTAGACGCAACGTGTCCGATAACGAAATCAGCAAAACTTGGTGCTAATTCATCAAAAGCACTAAAGCCCATTTGTTCAGCTTCCCAAGAATCGTGTAGTGTTTTCTTACAAATATCAAGGTTCACTTGAAATTCTTCTGGTTGTAGGATAGCTTCTGTTAAAGTTAGCGTTCCTGCGTCTGTTTGGAAGTCACAAGAAGCGTCTTTTACGATGTCGTCAGTTGCAGCTTTCTGAATTACAGATTTAAATTTTACATTAGGCATAACGGTAATTAAACCTTTATCCAATGTGTCAGCAGATAGTAAAGCAGCAGCAATATATTTGCCACTAAATTCACCTGCGTAAGTTGTTGTTAATGATACACTCATTTTATTTAATTTTTAGTTGTTATTAATTATTTATTTTTGCCATTACTCGGTCAATAGTAGTGCTTTTTCTGTTTTTAGAAACACTAAATTTCGAGATTACTTTTTTACCTTCTGGATTTGATACAATAGGCTCGGCACTTGGCTCGTTTAGTTCAGATTGTACTTCAACAGGAATTTCGTTTAACTCGACTTTTTCGTGTTTAGCTAATTCTTCCGTTAAAAGGTTTCCTAAGTCCTCACTTAAATCTTCCTTCGGCTCTAGCATTGCTTTGATTTCTTCAATCATATCTTTTACCTCTGCTAATTCTTCTTTGGTAGCATAACCTAAAGATTCTTTTTCTTCTTCTCCTGCTGCTTCAACCTCTCCAACCTCTTCGGTTTCTTCTTCGGCTTCGGCTTCTTTGATTTCAGAAATAACACCCTCTTCGGCTACTACTAATATTTTACCATCTTCCAATGTGTAGTCACCAACAGGTAACGCCACTTTTTCATCTTCTGTAACAATAAAAACTTCTACACCACCTTCAAAAGAATCAGCCTCAATGACTGTTCCGTTGTCTAGTTTCATTTGTTCTAGCTTAACTTCCTCGTTAAGATTTAGAACATTTTTGATTTGTTCAATCACTTTGTTTGATTTCATACTTATATATAATTTAGATTAATTTAATTTGCATTTTTAGAAGTACTTCCAATCCCTTGTGCGATAATATCCCCATTACAGCACTCAATAGAATAAACGTCCTTATCCCTACAAAGGCAGCCTTTACGCCCACCCTTTGGACTTGTTTTGCTTGGTGTAAAATACTTAGCCCACTTAATCATTTTCTAATTGTTTAAGTTTAGCTTCCGCCCACGTTTTAGCCGATTTGCCCCCCCATAATAAAAAAGAGATAGTTCCACACGCTTCGGTATCTTCTGGTTTATAATACGCTTCTGCTCTTGACAAATAAGAGTACATTCTTTTTATCGTTTCTTTGCTTATTGGTTTGCCTTGTGCTAATTGCTGTGCTCTAACTTTACCGACTTGTGTAGCACACTTATTATTAACCGCTTCGTTAAGTTTTAAACCTCTTTTAGCGTTCTTACTTACTGAACTTGGATAGTCAGAATAACTTTCTAATTCTACATCTTCATTAGTTAAAACCGCTATAACTTGACTAAGCAAATACTCGGCTTCGGCTTCTTCAATAGCTGCTAATTCGTCTTTTATTGTCGAATCGTTTGGGCGTTCCATTTTGTCGGCAAAATAACCCTCAATGCTAAAACCTTTTACTTTACCTGTCTTAACAAACTCATTCCATATTTGGTCGTTGTTTACTTTTACACTACCAACCCACGAACCCAAAGGTAAATCCATTCCGTACTTTACGCTTTTATCGTGTACTTTATCCTCTACAATCCAACTTTCAACCAAACTTAAACCCTCTAATTCGTGTTGATGTTCAAGTGTTGAGTTGTTTTGTTTGCTATTCATTAAATACATTTGACTAGCTTTTAAGACAGTATCTTTTGAAAAATATATATAATACTCATCTTCGCCATTACGTCTATAAATAGGCTTATTTGGTATCAATAAAGCACCCATTAATATTCTACGCTCCCCATCAATTTCTGCAAGTTTAAATTCTTGACTTTTTAAAGCAACAAAATCTTCTTCTATTGCAGGGTTTTCAACTACGCTAATAGCTTCAATTCCTAACTCGCTTTCTTCGTCTAGTATTAATTCGACTATTCTCATAATAATATATAATTAAATTTATTTATTTTTGTTTTTTATATTGTCGCTCCTTCAACTATATTGTTTTCTAAACTTTGGGCTGTTGTTACATCGTTTGCAACTACATAGGCTTGAACAGGTTGGTTCGTTTGTCCTGCAACCGCATCAGATAAAACACTTGTTTCCGTTGCTCCAACTACATTAAAACTTGGGGGTAATGATGTGGGTATTGATGGGGTTGAAATACTAGGAACTGATGCAGAAGCACTCGCCCCTGCTTTCGCTTTCGTTTTTGAAACTGCTTTTTTAACAGAACTAATAATACCAACACCTTGTGCAATAGCACTACCAATAGTAATTATATTTTGTGGAAAACCAATTTTAGAACTTTCAGCTACGTTTTGTGCTGTTGAAACTCCCGCCGAACCAACCGCCTCAACACCTTTAAATGTAATTCTTTTTAAATCCATTATAGTTTCTTGCAGAGCTAAACCTTGTTTTATAAGTAACAAGGCTTTACCAATTCCTGATTCTGCATCTGCAAATTGTGATATAGCATCTACAACGGCTTTTTTATCTGCTATCTTTTGTTTGTCTAATTCTGCTTCTGCTTTATCAAGAGCTATTTTATTATCTAATCTTAAACCATCATAATAATCTTCTACTTCTTGTTTTTGTTCTTTTGTAGCTTTTAACCTATCTAGTTCAGCTAATTTACGTTCTTCTTCAAGGTTTATTTTTTCAAGTTCAGTTTCAGCATCTTTATCTTTTTGTTTTTGCCTATATGCTTCTTGTATTTCTTGAATCTTTAGAAGTTTTTTATCAATTACTTCTGGTTCTTCTTCTGCTGCCTTTTTTGCTTCGTTTCTAGCTGTTAAAAGTTCTGTACTTAACCTCTTTTGTAAATTAAGTCTTTGTGTTTCTAACTGTATAACACTAGCTTCTAATTGTGCTGCTTCGTTTAAGTCGTCCTTATTACTTTTAGTTAAAGCGTTTTCTGTTTGTTTTGCTTCTAACCTTAATTTAGCTACTTCCGTTTCTTTTGCCGCTAAATCTTCACTAATTTTCCCTGCTTCTTCTAAAAATTTAATGCGTTCCTCTGCTGTGAATTTATCTTTATTAACTGCTTTTTCTCTAAGTCTAGCAATATCTTGTTCCGCTTGTGCTCTTGAAACTATTAAATCCCTTGCTTTTTTTTCTGCGGTGGCTCTTTGGTCTGCAATTTTAGACGCTGCCTCTGAATCTGCTTTTATTTCTTTACCAAACGCCTTAACGGATTCAACCGCATTATCTAAGCTATCAGTGACGCTATCTACACCCAAAACAACCTTACCAACGCTGTCAGCGGCAATCTTTCCTGCCTCTTTAAAATTACCTTTAAATAGCTGCTCAACCGCTTTACCTAAGTTTGGTATTAAGTTTAATAAACCCTCAAATCTATTGACTATATTATCTTTAATTAAATTAGCAAAGTCTTTTATTGATTGTTTAGGATTTTCAAAAACACTTATAATATTCTCGCCTAAGTCAGCTAATAAGTCTAAAAGGTTTCCTGTAACGCTACCAATAACACCGAGTATTTTTGCAAATTTATTTTGACCCTCCTCGCTTCTTGTAAATGCTTGGCTTAAAGAAGTAACCGCAATTAATAAAGCACCAATTCCTGTGCCTATTATAGCTACTTTTAAAGACTTAAAACCAGTTGTTACACCACTAATAGCACCCTTAAAAGCTGCAAATTTAGAAACCGCTCCACCTGTGGCTTTGTCAAGAGTTCCGCTCATTGCTTGGGTTGATTTGCTTGTTTCCTTGACTTCTTTGTTTACTCCATCAATACTTTTCTCTAAGTCATTTAAACCCTTTGTAGCCTTTTTACTATCTACGTTTAAATTAATAGTTTTTTCTATTGCCATTTTATTTCTTGTTTTAATGTTTTGTAACCCTCTTTTAAAGTTGTAGGTAGTTTATATTTACCTTGTGCAATTCTTAGGTTTTCGGTTTCCCCGTTTGCGTACTTTAAACTTTCTATTATTAATTTAATCATAATGTTGTTTCAAATAAATTGGTTGGTATTGCAGCGACTTCAACGCTATTAATTTGATAAATAGGTCTTAAAGATATTTTATACGTTATGTTAGAATTTAAACCAACTACACCGCCCGAAGTAACCGCTGAACCATAACTTTTGTTTAAAACGTCATCAATATAAACCTCGAACCTATTAAGGTTGGGTTCAGAAGATAGAGATTCCCATTCAAAATTTATTGTAGATGCTGTTTTGGTGGTTGGTGCAAGACCTGTTACTCTTGTTAAAAAACCGACTTCTTCATTATTAATGCTTGTAGGGTTTTCAAGCAAAGAATATAACTCTAGGCTTGACTTGTTGGTTAATAGGTTTGTTTTTATACTGTTTATCCTATATAAGCTATTAGCAATCGAAAAAGTATCATTTAATTTAAGTTTTAAAATTATCGATAATGGTAAATAACTACTTACTTTTAATATTCTGCCTTGCCTATCAAATATTCCTTCTATATAATCCAAATAATATTTTGTAAATAAATCAGTTCCTATTTGTAATCTAAAAAATTCGTCTATCTCAGCACCAAAATTTAAAGATGAACTTGAAGATGTTACAACTGAACTAGGGTTTACATAAACTTGGCTTGGTCTGTTATAAAAACTAATATTTTCTAAATCAGTTCCATTATATAGTTGTATTTGGTTCGGTGCATATTGTCTATCTATATATAAAAGTAGAGGTTTCCCTATTGTGGGCTTAAATTCTTTATCCAACATAGCACCTTGACCGATATCGGAAAGGCTGCCAGTATCCTCGTTGTTTAATCTTTCGTACATCATCTTTTCAAAATCTAGGGTTATATCGTATTTACCACCATCCCAATCATTATTCCCAACCTGTTCGTGTGCAAATTTAACACCGTTTATTTCTTCTGCTTTTTGTACTAAAAAACTTTTTTTACTTTTAAAATCAAATATTATATTCTTAAACTGTTGTAATTTTTCAACACTTGATTTATTAGAATCTATATATTTAGTGACTTCATAAGTAACACCATCGCTATAAAAATCATTTAACGGTAATACTTTCATTTTATCACCATCTTTAAAAGCTACTAAATTAAACATCTTAAAAATGTTTGTTAAAAAATCTATAACTTTCATTTTTGGCATTTGATTTCCAACTATGAATTTATTTGACAGACTTAAATTTGGTGCATTATAAGTTCCAGTAAATTCAGTATAGGTAAAATAATCAATAGCTTTAAAGCCTGTAACTACATTTTGATATGATAATATATTGAAACTATCATCAGATATTAAATCAATAAATACATCACAAATCCCCTGCCCATAATTCACGAAGTTAAGCGTATGTGTAAAATTATAATTAGTAGAACCCGTATAATCTTCTTCAATAATAACTTGATTGTCTGATGCCCTCCTTATAAGCAAAGTAAATTGTTGGCTTGGGCTTGATGTTTGTATTGAAAATTCCATATTTACAAACCTATTATAACCAAAAATCCAATCACTGCTAAAAGCTATGTAAGATGGTCTTACTTCATCACCGCTAACCAATTCAAAGTTATTAGGGTTATCATCGAGATAACCGAACCTGTTCGTTATTATAGTTCGACCTCCACCCTCATCTGCTGATGCAGAAAACCCTTTCTCCCTATGTAACCACAACCATAAGTTATTGAAATCTGTTGTATTTAAAAACTCATTGCTAAACTGAATTTGTGGTATTGTATCTTGTATTGCTTCAATAATCCTACGAACTTTTATAGCAGGTTTTAAGTCAAAAGGAGATAAATAATTCCCTGTTATTTCATCTGTATAACCGTTGTTTGAATATCTCATATTTTTAGTATGAGTTATTAAAGGAACACAAACATCTAGGCTTTCAGGGTCAGTTGTTAGCTTAGATTTAAGGTTAGCGTAATCATAATCAAAATTTAAACTTTCTGGATAATTTAAAGAACTTAATTCCCTGTCGTTTAACAGGTCTTTTAACTCAACCGTTTCACCAAAGAAAACCAGTTTATAAGAGTTCGGAGAATTATCTTTTAATGATACACCGTTTAATTTCAACTTACCTTTTTTATAATCAGCACCGTTTAACTTTATTAATGCATCAGCTTTAAATCTTGCATCAAAACTATTAACTACATTTGCGTTTTCATAATGCTTAAATATTTTAGAATTATTTTTAGATGCAGGCACGTTGAACTGTTGTGAAAATGCAGTAAATATTTTACTCGGGTCTTTTAAATTCTTAATGCTATCTGTTATACTTACACTTTCATCTTTAAATAAATCTAATTTATCCCATTGTGCTACAATTTCATATTTAGTTAAATCGTTAGCTGTTAATATAGAATCATTAATAGAAATGTTATTTTGATTTACAACAGTTATAGTTGATGTTAAATTTAATGATGGAAAGTAAATTGAATCACCTATTTTCGCCCCCACCTCAATAAAGTCAATCGAGAAGTCGGATATACTGCTTGTGTTGATAGCAGTTCCAGTTCCATTATAACCCCCTGTCTTTATATATAATTCTATTATTTGCATATTATCTTATATTATTTATAGTGTCAAAAGCATACTGAACATTTATAGTGTAATTAATTAACTTGTCATTCAATTTTGTTTTGTAAGCTAATTCAGATGATGTTATATTTACGGGCAATGTTTTATTGTTTACTTCAATCCAACAATCCTCGCTTAGTTGCATTTGCTTAAAAACTTCGTTATATTCTTCTGGATAAAAACCTGTATTTAAACTTAATTTTTCATTACCATTTTTAGTAAGTATCTTGTTTTGATGGTTGCTTATATTGTAAGTTCCGTTTACTATTATGTTTCTTTTAAATTCCTCTTTTTTAGTTGTTAATGTTTCATTTGTTTTTTTAAAAAACCATACATCTTGTAAAGCACCGAATTTATTTACAAAGGTTATTTTGTAAGGTTGGTATTTACACTCTTCAATATTTTTAACTTTAATTAAATCAACTCCATCAACCCCATCAACATAAATAGTATCCACTGGAAATATAGTAAACTCATTACTAAATTCAGTCAAACAAACGTTTCCCTCAAAAATACCATCATCTTGAACAACCCTATCCTCAAACACATCAGAACCATTTGTAGTATTTGTAATGTATTCTATTTGCAAATCATTAAGTGTGCTGCTTGAAATTGCTTTGTTATATATAAGTTGGTTATCGTAATAAAAAGCTACGTTTGAAGTTTTTGATGTATCAACCGCTACAACAATAGGAGCGTCATCTAGTTTTAATATTGTTTTATTTGATTGTAATAAACTATAATCATTTTGTGGGTTTGCTTCTTCTTCAAAAAACCCGTACCCATTAAACCCTGTTAATAAAGTGAAATTACTAGGTGTTTGAGCAGCTCCTTGTATAAATTGAGTTATTCTATAATCAACCCAATAATTAGTGCTTTGATATATCCCGTTAAAGTTATTTGTAACATAATCTCTAGCTAATTCTGATATCTCAAAAACAGATACGTTTTGTATTGAAAATGAATTTAATGTATATGTCGGCACTGTTGGTCTGCTATTATACACTGTTGGTGTTCCTTGTGTGCCTAAGTATATATATAATTCTAACCTTGCATTTGTTAAATTAGTGTTTGTTGTCGTTATATAATAAGGGCTTCTAGTATTAATTTTTGCCATTTTATTTTTGTGTTAATTTTATTAAATCCTTTTCTAAACCTAAAGAGTACGCTTCAATTAATTCATCGGGCAACCTTTTAAACGCTGCTACAAATGGTTTAGTAAAAAACAAACTCGGTTTAATTCCTTTTTGGTATATGCTTCTGGCAATTAAAAACGCTGTACTTTTATAAGTTAAAAACCGCCCTGTCTTTCTGTCTTTAAATTGTATTTTACGCCTTTTAACATAGCTTTGCATTGCTTCGGTTAAACCGCCTTTCTTTCCTGTGCCACTCCCAAACCTAAACGGACTATTCGGTGCTTTTGCACTTGACGACTTGCCACGAACCCCTTTATCTTGAAACTCTCCGTATTGCTCCATATTAAAACCCAGTTCAGCTCCTTTTGTTGTCAGCTCTATATCATACCCTAAACTATTATAAAGTGCCTTAGTATCGTTCTTACTGCTTTTAGATAGATTACTTCGGCTTTGTTGTATAAC